ATGCGCAATAAAGGCGTCACCATGCGAAAGACTAAGCGACATTCTACGCCGGTCCAGCATGGACATCAACGCAAACGCAACGCGCGGCTCGGTAAACCGATACCAAGGAAGGCAAATCATCACGGAGCGGTTCTCCACAAGAGCCTCGCTCAATGTCGTGGGGGTTGCTTCGCTCATCGGGATGCCATCTTTTCTTTGAAGAGATTATCAATCGCGACAACACTCGGGACATTAACATTGTCAGTCACCGGATTCGACACGCTGTCCGGCTTTGCAGAGGGATTCAGCCGCGCGGTGCTCGCGCCCTTGACCTTCTCGTATTTCGCGTTGATTTCCTTGAGGTCGGACTCAAGCTTCGTGACCTTCTCGGTATTCTCCGCCGTAACACGCGCGAGGTCGGCGCGTGCCTTCAAAAGTTGCACGTATCCAACTGCTAGCAGGCTGCGCAACTCAGGGGAATTATCTGCGACAGCTTGTGCGAGAAATTCGTTCGATTCCTTGACGAGCTTGTTGTGTGATTCAACCGCGGATTTCTCCGCCGCCGTCGCTCCGTCCTTGGCCTTGCGCTCCTCAAGCCAGCCGAGTTGCGGGGCAAGTTCCTTGACCTTGAGTTCAACCTGCTTGTTGTGCTGCGAAACCACGTCGGTCTGCGCGGCCTGCTTATTACGCAGGTATTCCTCGGCATTCGCCTTGGCTTCGGCAATTGCCTTGTTTTTCTTTTCGAGGGTGTTTTCGTTCTCGATGATTTTGGCATCGACAAAACGTTTGAGCCGTCCGTCCATTTTGACCGCATCCCAGTCCACCTCAGAGGGACCGCCGAGCGCTTTGATTTTGGCGATGTGTTCGTCGGTAAAACCGTCGGCCTTCAGCCGGGCGTAAATCGATTCCGTGTTGTCCGCAATCGTCTTGTCAAAGGTCTTGAACTCCGGGTCCGCCTCAACATCAAGCTTGCTGCGAAAAGACCGCAATTCCTTCAACTCGCTTTCGAGTTCGACGGGGATTCCGTTGCCGAGCTTAGCGGCGAGTTCGTCGCGCTCCTTCTTCAACGCGTCGCGCTCCTGCTCCGCAGCCGCTACTCGCTCACGCGCGAGTGTCTTGAGCTTGTCGAAAGATTCGTTCGTCTTCGGCTTGCTATATGGAGGAAGCGTAATCGCGTCGAAATCATCGGTCGGTTTTGGCTTGGCATCCTCCGGCTTGGGGGCATTATCCCCCGGCTTCGGCGTATTGTCCTCCGGCTTGGGGGCGTTATCCTCCGGCTTCGGAGTATTGTCCTCCGGCTTCGGCGTGTTGTCCTCCGGCTTCGGAGTATTGTCCTCCGGCTTCGGCGTGTTGTCCTCCGGCTTTGGGGTATTATCCTCTGGCTTGGGGGCGTTGTCTTCAGGCTTCGGCGCGCCGGTCTTCTCGGCGGTTTTGGCCGCAAGCATCTTATCCAGCTCTAGGGCGGATTCGGGGTCAATAGAGGGCTGGCTATCGAAGCCGGGAATAGCAGATAGCTCGCGGAGGTCAGAGGAGGGGGCGGCAGGTGTGGGCATAATTATCGGGGGCTTTCTCCGTCCCAAGCGGACTCATTGTCCAAGTCGGGATAGGATTCGTTCTGTGATTTGGGTTGGGGACGGAAATCGGCCGGTGCTTCCGCGACTAGGGAAACGAACAGGTCGAAAATAGATTGCGCGCCTTTGACTTCTCCCGACCTTACGAGCGTTCTGTTTTTATGCTCGCCGTCGAGTAATCCGGGGATTCGGCTGTGAAGGATATGTAGGACTTTTTCACCCACCGGGGTGATGAGAAAATTTTGTAGGGTCTGCGCGTCTGCGGAATCCCAAAGGATTCCTTTTTTCGTGGGGGAGAACATATCAGGGTGCAGGTAAGGGCTGTTCAACAACGCCGGGTTCGGCAGGAATTTGCCCGGCTTCGATCGCGTCGGAGGCTTGCGTAGCCTGTGTGGAAAGTTGATTTGCCTGCTTTTGTTGCTCCGCAAGCTGAATCAATTCCGCCATTGCGTTGCGCAATTTCGTGACGGTTTCTTTGACCGGAGCCAGAGTTTCCTTCGACGCTCCGGCAGCTTCGGCCGCTTGTAAATGCGCCTCCGCATGTTTCAACAATGCCGCCAGCGTATCTACTGCGTGCGGGTCGCTGGTTGCAGCTTGAGCCGCACCTTCCATCGACGGCATGAGGACTTGCAAATGCACGACGTGATTATCACGCGGTGAAACCGGAACTTCGGCACCTTGGCCGGCGATGATGAGCAACTCCAATTGCTGCAACCGAGTCTGCTCCGCTAACACAGTCGGGTCTTCGTCGGGGAGAATAACCGCCTTGGCAAATTCTTCGTTGACTTGCGCGGAGACCTTGCGCATCTGCAATTCCTTCTGATTATACAGCGGGTTGCCGGCGGCTTCCGTCGCGGCAATGACAATCTGCTGGCGCTCCAAATCGGTGTAGTCCTTGACCGTTTCCGCCACGGGTTGTTTCGAGAGCTTGTTCAGCTCTTCGCGCGTCATAATTTTCAACAGGCGTTTCTGCATCTCCTTCGCGTCCTTCTCAGACGTATCCGGGTCGCAAAGCCGTTTTTGCAACGTCGTCATCATGTTTGCGAATTGATTAAGAAATCGTCCGATGATGGTGTCACGAGACTGTTCCTCGCGCGCTGCGAATAAATCCACTTGCGCCTTCGTCACGCGCTCGCCCTCGAACACTTTAGGTGTAGTCGCGCCGGCCATCTGGTCGAGTAGGCCGGTCAAGAACGCGTCGAGCTGCAAAAAAGGCTCAACTGAGCCGTCCAACTTTTTTTCAACGACCGTGAAACCCGCTCCGATGAGAATCGCATTTCCGACGATGCTCATCTTGAAACGTTGCAACTGTTTCTCATCACCTTGGATGATAATCTTGCCGGACAGGTTCAACCGGTCAACCACCTCGTTACGGGCGCGGTCAAGGATGCCAGCCATCGCGTAGATAGTGCGACCCACGCCCTTGCTTCCGTGCATCGTAGAATTTCCACATTGAAAGCTGTAAAAGGCCACTGCATCCGCCATGCTGTCATACTGGTCGAGAGATACGAACAATTCTGTGAATCCGTGTGAATCAAATATGTAATGAGATATCTTCCCAGTAATTTCGGCTGCAAAAAGGTGCCAGAGGCAGACTACGCGAGCCCCGGCCTCATAAGAGGTCCCTACCACGCTCTCCCGAATCATGTCCTCATATGCACGCTCCGGGTCTTTCTGGTCGGAACGACGATTTTCCGGCATCGCGGAATTAATGGCGGCAACAGTTTTTGGAATGTTCCATCCTCGGTCGGATGCTGTTTCCTTGTCTGAAATAATCGTCGCTAATTCGTGAATGAGGACCTCCTCTTTGAGGACAACGACCTGAGCAAAGTCTGGAAGCTGCTTTGTGCCCGTGGGGATAAAGAATTTGTCTTGCCGAAAGAATTTCGGGAACCAGTGAAATTCGTCCAGCCACGCCATTGCGGCATACCCGAATAACGCATTTTCCTGCCCGAGTTCGGACAGCACGTCCCTCCAGCCCGGCCTTGCTCTGACCGTTGAAGTAATCTCCCGCCGGAACGCCTCTGTTTTCTCGGCAGCACCGGGCTCGTCGTCAGGGAGCGCCGAATTAGTGAGGTATTTGACGCCCTCGATTGCCTCAACAAAACGCGGGGCAATCTTATCAATTAACATCGGAAGTGGCTGGCTCGTGAAATTTGACTTCCACCCCAGAGCTTCGGCCTCTAGCGCCGCTTGCTGGTATGGCCGCTCTGCGTTATAGCGGGCCATGATGCGCGCATTCTTTATATTGCGTTCTTTGTTCGCAATTTCCAAGGTCGTTATAATTGATTTTGCTTGGGCCTCGTCAACAATCGAACGGTTCTTTCTTTTTACCTGATTGGAAAGATGGGGGGAAGCAATAGCCCCGACGTAATCATTCTGGTCGTCGGTTGTTGGCGGGTATGCAGGGAATTCGATTGCGGCCATTTAGGGTAAAAGGGATAAAAGTTCTTCTTCAACAAAGCAGGAATTGTAGGGCCTGTATCGTTCCACGATTTCATCTGCCCACTTCAACAAGTCCTCGGTCCGCTGCCCCGGAGGCTGATGACTAACCCACAACTCAAGATTCTCAATCCGGTTATCGGACTTGTTCCCGTTTTTGTGGTGGACGTTTTCCCCGGCCTCAAGTGGTCTTCCGAGGTGCTCGGCCATGACCACTACGTGTTCAAGTGCACGTCGTCTACCCGGGAATAGCGGGTGCTCCAAAACAAGGGTCTTCTGAACATATCCATTGTTGTTGAGTGTCTTCCCGCCGCTCCACTGGGGGTGTTTTTCTCCCCGCATAGATTTCCTTATCTCGGTATGCAAACAACCACAACTCTTGGTATTCCCCGAAACGAGATTCCCTGCCGACGCCGTTGTTTTCCTTCCGCAGGAGCACTGACAAACTTGGAGCCGCTTCGTTCGTCCGCTTGGCTGCCGTCGCAGCCCGCCGTCAGAAATAACTGTCAAACGGCCGAAGGTTTTTCCGATGAGATTGAGCTTCTTCACGTAATAAAAGGTCCGCAAAAAGAGGTCTGAGTCAAGTATTTACCGGTTGGTAACTACCCACCGGTGCCGGGGGCATTTTTCCGTCGCTAGCTGGGCTTTCAGGTCCACAAAACAGGTGCAAGCGTTGCATTGACGGATACTTGGGTCGAATTCGGGGCATTTTTCGCACGCGGCGAGCCGCTGTTTGACCGATTCCTCGTCGAGGAGCAAGCTATCGCCCTTGACGACGGCTTTTATCACCCGGCAGGCTGACTTCGCGGCATTTTTAAGATTCGGGGCCTTCATTTCCGCCAGCAATGCCCCGGAAGTGCGGGATTCGCCGAAGGGTCCTGCTGGATATGCACGCTGGTCGAGGTGTCCTCGCCCAAAACGCGGCAACCCTTCAACTTTTCGCCGATGGATGAGCTGCCGCCGAATAAAATCTGCTTGGCCGTCTTCCGCATAGCCTTGCAAGACCCGCAATTCGACGAAAGGGCCTTTTGCATCGGGCAGCCGGCGCAGATTGCGGCGCGACGGCGCGCTTCCTCGCGGGAGACCGGCTGGGCCCCGCCGATGCGACGGGCGCGGAGGATTCCGACGAGCCATTGCGTAACTGCGCGGGATGAGGCGCGCGTAGATTGGTTCGCGGCGGCAACTGCGCGCTGCACCGGGGCCGACGGCTTCGCCTCTTGGCAGTAATCCGGCTGACGCGCGCAAACTTGGTCGAGGATTTCCTGCTCTGGGTCTCCCGGCGGCTTCCCCGCGCGCTTGCGATACGACGCCACGCGCACCGCGAGGTGTTCCCATTGGTCGGCTTTATGCCGAATCCCATCTTCGTCGATGAAATATTTCCCGCCAATGGCGCGGAGGAACTTGTTAAACTTTTTCATTACAAATCTAACTCAGAAAATCTATTGGTTATATCTATGCGAACTTCATCGCCGGAGTAATAGTCGTCGTCTCCGTCGCCGGTTAAACAGTTCTCGGAACTCATGCCGAGCACCACTCCCGAGGTTTTACGAACAACATGAACCAGCAGCGAAACTGCATCCGCGTCGTCTGGGGATTTTCCCTGATGCCGAGATTTGTAGTCAGGCTTCGGTTCCACTTTGGAAAACTTTCCGGTCGCGCGGAAAAGCCGGCCCGTCATCTGCGGGTAAAGTTCGGTTGTGTCCAGTGCCGGCATCGCCTTCAAATACCCGAACTCAATGAACTTCCGCAACGCAAACATAAGCTCGCTCTGCGTCCGGTCATAAAGTTTATTCGCAACGTCCGACTCCTCCACCATGATACGAGTCTCGCTCGCGCTTTCGGAATAGTTCACTCCGAGCACGCCTACCCCCCACTCATATTTCATTAGGTCATGGACTCCGGCCATATTGCCCGTCCGGTCCAGCGCCAGCCATTCTGGGGAAATGCCGAGAGTTTTCGCAAGACGCACGATTTCATTTTTCATTTCCACCGTGTTGCCCTTCGGCAGAAGAAAAATCTTGTCAAGTTGCAGCGCATATCGAGGATACGCGCGGCCCTTGCTGTTCTTGAACATGACGGTGCGCCCATTCGGATGTTGCAACGTCGGCGGGAATTTTATCCCTGTCGCCATGCCCCACTTCCCGGACGCAAAGCGCGCGGAGTCTCCGCCCTCAAGTGCGCCGTCCACGCCCCCGCACGGGCGGGGGTTTTCATACCAAATAAATTCTGCCTTGAAATCGTCGAGCATCCCAACGGGGATAATCGATAGCACCGTGCCGAGCGGGGGGAAACATCCGCGCGCCATCGACCAGTAACCCGGCGTATCCTGCCCTCCGCTGTTCCTTATGATTTGCTCAAATCCCTCTAACGTTTGAAGCCCGGGGTATATGACTTTCTTGGCCTTTACGTTCTCGCTATACTTCGCGTCAAGGCGAACCACAAACCAGCCGCGAGTGGATTTCCATTCAAAGTGAGTATCCGGGTCAAAGGAGGGCCAGCCAAATGGCGGCTCGCATCGCTGCCCCACGGGGTCGTTTTGGTCGGTGGGGTTAAACGCGCCCCC